TGCGCCTACTGCAAGTTTTAAGGCAAATGAAGATAAAGTTACTATGACGAAGAAGTTCCTTCCGACGAATAAATTCTGCATGTTTGCATCTACTGTTGAAGGCCAGAAGATTGCTGAATTCATGAAAGCTCCTTATGGTCTTAACAGGGATTATGGAATGCAGGTCGATACTCATCAGGAATGGGACCCTGACGGTGTTTGGGTTAGAGTGCAGAATAAGGGGCTGCCTGTACTCTATAACAAGGATGCGATTTACGTTCTTACTGTGACGGCGTAAGAAAAGGGAAGGAGGGAAATAAGATCATGTCGATTACATATCGCGGATATAACGGCCCCCTTCCCCATCCTGATTTTAGGCGGCAGGTAGCTGACGAATTGTTGGCTCCGTTCACCGATGTAATTTCTGGTGAGTTTTCAGCAACGGTTAACAGACCTCTTGGTATTGCACGATTGAAGGGAAGGATTAAAAACATTATCCTTTCCGTTGCAAATGACGGGTCTGACGGAGTTGCTGCTAATACGCCTAGAGTCTCAGGGGAAGTCTACATTAATAAAACTTCTGTCCTTACGACTGTTCCTTCTATCGGTCATGTGTCTGGTGAGACTCCTGTAACAGGACAGCACAAGACTACGTTTAGCGAGGCGGCTGACACAGGTATTATTCAGCCGGTGATTAATACAAGTGCAAACACCTTTAATGTAGGAGATGTTCTTACCTGGACTGCTCGTTACAGCGGTTCAGCTAGTCCTGATAAGAAGATGGAATCTCCTGGCATTATTGTTGAAGTAGAACCTGTTGAAGGTTAAGAAAGGAGGCAATCAGCAATGAAAGTCGAATTGCAGGTAACATTCAGAGGGAGTCAGTTTTGGGCGAAGGGAACGGTTTTTGATAATGTAAAAGAACCGTTCCCTTCTGATATTCAGTATCTTATCAATACGAAAAGCAATTTGATAAGAATTCTTCCTGAACCTGTACCGATTCCTAAGAAGAAAGAAGAAAAGAAGGAAGAGAAATCAAAGCAGGAAATTCAGGAGGAACAGAAGAAGGGACTCCTTGATTTGATTGGGGCTCCGAAGGAGGAGGAAAAGAAGGAAGAAAAAAAGGTTGCGGAAGTTGAGCAGAAAAAGGTAGATTCTTCTTCAGAGAAAAAAGCAGCAGCATTGCGAAAAAAACTTGTGAAGAAGGCTGTTAAGAAATGACAGAAGCAGAAGCGATTGTCATTGTTACTAGAGAAATAAAAGCCCTCTCGTCCAATTTTGATTCTGATGATTATGCTGATGCGGTTGATCAGGCTGAGAGGGATACAGGATTTTCTTTTCCTGTAACTGATTCTTTTCAGATAGATTGGTTGAAGAAAAGAACGAAGAGGGCTTTATTTTTCTCTTTACTTACCGAAAACACAGAATCATTCAAATTCAAAACGATTAATCTTCAAGACAAATTCAAGAACCTCAAAGACATCGTTAAAATAATGGACGATGAATTTAAAGAAGCTCTTGAAGAGTTTGCTGATTTGTTTCCTAGTGTTGGTGTTCTTAGAGGACTTGATTCTCATAAGTTGTTTGGTACAAAGATTGATGCCGGATTTGCTTATGATGGTCAAGGCAGGGACATTACATTTGATCCTGATCAACTGGTACAATTTAGTCCTAATGCAGCGGATGAAGAAGAGGATTAATGAGTGAGCGTCGGATCAGACCTCAAGAAAGCATTTCAAAAAGTAGGAGTTTCTTTTACAATAAAGAGACATTCGGGAGATATTTCTGGTGAATACCTTATTTATGATATTCCGATCAGTACGAAAAATCCTTTTGATAGAGAAGTAACTCTTGAAGCTACACTTGCTTATGATACGGTTGTTATTGAAGGTGATATACTTGAATTAGTAGATAACAGAAAGGTGTTAGTAGCACATAAAACGCCTGATCTTTTTCAAGATGCAGCAGCAGTACAGGAAGCAGTTCTTTTCAAATGCAATGTAACAAACGGTATTATTATGAGAGAATCTGGAGAGAGGAATCTTCAGACCTATCAGAATGAACCGAGTTGGGAGATTATCTATTCAGGAGAAAGTGCTGTCCTTGTAGAGGTGGGCGGCAATCAATTATCAGACCGAGAAGAGCTTGGTTTGATCAGCGTGTCGAAATTAGAATTATATCTGCCTAGTGGTGAGGGATTAAGAGTGTTAGATCGTTTTCAAGCATTCAGCGGGGAATATTACAAAGTAGATGCTTTGAAAAAGAATCTTTATCCTAATATCACTGTAGCAGAAGTGAGCGAAGACACGCGCTAAATCTTTAATGCAGTAAAAAACTTAATATAGGAGACAATCTTATGGAAAAGAAGAAAGTGCTTTTCGTAGGGGAACATCCTTGCGGAACGTCAGGGAATTCCCACATGCTTAATGCTGTCTTGAAGCAAATTGATCCTAACAAGCATGATTTCTCTGTGTTTGCTGCTACAAGTGCCGGTATCCCTTTCCTTATTAAATCAGAATATCAGATTATTGAAGGGGGATTAGATGTAAGGGATGCTTATGGTTGCAGACTCCTCCTTGAAGTTATTAACACAAACCCTGTCGATGTGCTTATCTTTGTAGGATTAGATTGTTGGATTTATTATGGAATATATAATCAGCTTATTGAACTGAAGAAAAGGAAGAAATTCATTTGGTGTTCTATTTTCCCTTATGATTCTCATTTTGTCAGAAAAGACTGGATTACACTTCTTTCCCATGTTGATATTCCTTGTGTTTATTCTGAATATGGTTACAGCAAACTTGAAAAATATGTGAATCCTTTGTTTTATTACCGTCCTCCCTTGCATGAAGCTAACAAGTTTGTTCCTTTCTCCCCTAAAGAAAAAAGTGATATCAGGAGAAATCTTCTTCATGTTGAGGACGATGAAAAGTTCATTTTTGGTTTCTTTGGGAAGAATCAATTCAGGAAAGACCCTCTTCGTTTGATTCATGCCTTTTATGAAGTAAAGAAGGAATTTCCTAATATAGGTCTTTATCTGCATACAGAAAAGCAGGGTGTTTACAACATTGATCAATATGTCACTGATTGTAACGGTGAACTAGGAGATATGTATGTCAAGAAGCAGAATTTTGGATACACTACTGAATCCCTAGTGAAATCTTATAATATGGTAGATTGCTATGTAAATGTCTCTTATCAGGAAGGATTGAGTTGGACTGTTCTTGAGGCTATGCTTTGTGGTGTTCCTTGTATTGTTTCTGATAATACTGCCCATACAGAACTTGCAGATGAAGGGGCAGCATTAAAAGTTCCTTCTACAGACCTTGCTTTCCTGCCTGTGAGCGGTGCAGGGGGACCGACTTTTATAGAAACAAGGGCTTGTCATGTCCCTACCCTTGTTTATCTGATGAAATCGATGATCAAGCAGAAGGAGTTGAGGAAGACTTGCAGCGAAAAAGGTCTTGCAAGGGCAAAAGAGTGGTTAAAAGGTGTTTCTAACGTAAATGAGATATTGAGGACAGCTTATCAGCTTCATTCCCTGCCGCCTATTCAAAAGAAAAAGAAGGAGAAAATTCTATTTATGCAGCACTCCTCAGCAGGGGATATTTTTATGACTACGCGCTGTTTGTCTGAGATTAAGAGCAGACACAAAAACATGCCTTTAGTTTATATGACTCAGAAGAAATATCAGGATATCCTTGTCAATAATCCTTATATCGATGAAATTATTGATTGGGATGAGACAAAGAGGGATGAATATCAGGTTCAATACAATCCTCATGGAGACATCATTCTTCCCGGTCATTGGGGAAGGAATAGCAATTCTATTCTCTCTGATTTCTATTGGAAAGTATTGAGAATAGAGAAACCCGGTGCTTTCTTCATTGATAAGGTAGAACCTACATTTTTGAAATTGAAAAATAAACTTCCTATCATGATTGTTCATACTACAGGGGGTGATCCACAGTTTAGAACTTATAAGTATGGTAAAGATATTTGCGATTATTTCAGAGGCAAATACTTTACAGTTCAGGTAGGAGGAAAAAACGATTATCCTGCTGAAGCAGATATGGATTTGAGAGGATTGTTGACTTTCAGGGAAACAGCATGGGTAGTTGATATATCTATGATTGCTGTAACTGTTGATTCTTTCATCTCTCATTTGTGCGGTGCATTAGGTGTTTCTCAGGTTTGTTTGTTTGGTTCAGGAAATCATCATGTGGTCAGACCTAATCAGATAACGGGTATTTTGATTTGCAGGTCTATTAATTATATTCTCCAGTGTAAAGGGTTGGGTCCGTGCTCCGCAGGAGTAAGGGATTGTCCTACACCATGTACGGGATTGCATGATCCTAAAGACATCATCAAAGACCTTGAATATATAGAGAAAATTCAGAAAAGTATGTACTTCAAAAACACAATCGAATATAGGGTTTCTGGATAATCGAAAGGAGAAGGGAAATGAAAGAACTTGTCATTACATCAAATCAATACAATGAAATAGACGAAGCACCTGAATGGCTTGAGATGGTCAAGAAGATTACTGATAAAATCATCGTTGTTGATAGTGGTTCAACAGACGGAACGATTGAGTTCTATGAAAAGAACAAGGTTGTTGTGATTGTAGATGATATTATTAGGAGAGAGGGCTATGGTCCTGCAAGGAATCATCTTAGGGAATTGTCAAAACGATTCTTCCCCGAGTCACATTGGATGCTTTTCCTCGACGCCGATGAGCGGATTAACGAAGATGAGTTTCATCAGTTGCGGTTTGTAAAAGATTATCTAGTTCCTGAATATGACGTTGTTGCATTTCCGAGAATTGATTGGCATGATAGGAAAATGATTAAGGCAGAGAATGATTGGAGGATTTCTCCTGATTGGCAAGCGAGAATGACAAGATTGAACAGCCCTTTGAAATATGTAAGGAAGATTCACGAACAGGTAATTGATTTCAAAAGGATATATGGTGTATTAACGAATCCTAAGATCAATCATTTTCATCGTCCTGCCTCTCAAGAAAAACGTGATCTTGTGGGTAAACTGTGTGCGAAGCTCCATAAGGAAGATGAGATTTACGGTCCTTCTGTTCCAAAGCATCACAAAGAAGATATGTATTATGAACGGTTTCTGAAAGAGGGATTATAAGATGATAACAATCTTTGCAAATTCTACATTTTATACGCCTATGCCTGATGAGAATACAACTTCAGGCATAAGCACGATGGATTATATGAGGGAAACGTACAAGGATGTCATTTCAGGATGTTGGATAAACGGGCTGACTATTTTGAATGTAAAAAAGGATTTGCCTTTGTATTTGAAGGAGAGGCATAGGAAGAATTGGATTATTTTGAATGTAGGATGTGTTGAATGTTACTCTCATCCTGCTGCAAACATCCTTCAATGGTGTTGTCATTACTTGAGTTTTTATGGTTGCGATCCCTTTTTTGAGGCGTATGTTCTACCGAAGATGTTGATCGCGTCGAAAGATTTGATTCATAAGAATGAGAAGTTTACCGCTTTGCTTGACTCTGATGAATTTATCAGGGTGTTTGGTTCTGTATTGACGTTGCTCGAAGGGTTTTCAGTCATTGTGATTGGTATCAATAAGCCTAAGAAAACAAATGATCCTCATTGGCTGGAACAGGCAGAGTATTATAATGACGAAATCAGTTTTTGTGTAAAAGGATATAACAATATTCATTACATTGACAGTTGGGAAAAATATGCAGGATATGTCGTTGATACCACTCATATGACACCTGAAGGGCATCTTCAGATGTTTAAGGAAATACAATCAATCATAGGAGAAAACAAATGAAGGAAAAAGTTTTTACATCGACAGGGGAAAAGATACTGCACCATCCTAAATTGATCAGTTCATTGCAAGGAGGATATGCTTTTCCTATTTCTGCTCAGATTGCACCTACATCGGT